GGGAACAACAACTGCATCCAACTCACAGACTTTCACCAATAAGGGAGGTAATATTAGTCAATGGACTAATGATAGTGGATACGTTACATCTTCAGGAGGTTCAATGTCAAGTTGGAATCTTACTGCTGATGGCGGCGGAAGTGAAACCATAACTAATACTGAAACGGTAGATATTGCTGGTGGTACTAATATTACAACAGCACGATCAGGTTCTACTGTTACTATAAATAATAGTATAACAAATAACAATCAACTTTCTAACGGAGCAGGATATGTTACCTCTTCAGGAGGCTCAATGTCAACTTGGAATCTTACAGCTGATTCAGGTGGTACTGAAAGCATATCTAATAATGAAACGGTAACGATTCAAGGAGGTTTTGACATTACAACATCACGTAATGGCAATACTATTACTATAACTAACGGTATAACAAATAACAATCAACTTCTTAATGGTAAAGGATACACAACAAACACAGGTACATTAACAGGTGGTGGAGCTGCAAATCAACTTGCGCAATGGAATGCACTTACTGGTCTTATAAACACTAAAATTACTGAAAGCAGTGGTTTTTATAATTTTAATAATTATACATCTACATCTACTCAATCAGGAGCTTCAAGTTTAAGTCCTATTCAAAACGCTCAAGCAGCGACTCAAGATTCGGTAGCACAGTTAGCTGTTGATCCAAGTGGTAATTTAGTAAGATCAACACAAGAAGCAACTTGGACATTTACCACGGCTCAACTTAACGCATTATCAGGTACAAGAGTAACTATACTATCTGCTCCTGGGAGTGGCAAGTGCCTTTGTGTTGAAGAAAGTAACTGGCTTATCGAGTCAGATTCTTCTGCAAGTGGCACTTTTACAAGTGATATTACATGTGAGATTGCAGGAGCAACAGTTTTCTCAGTAGCAACAAGGGTTACTAAAGAACGTTTAACAACATTGGCTGGATCGATTTTTAATGGGCTTGCGATATATACTCGTGATGTTCCAGAAACTGATAAACAACTACAGTTTAATCAACCTATGACTATACGAATCCCAGGTGGAACTAATCAGTTTCCTGCGAAGCTATTAGGCGTAAAATTAAAAATTAGATATAGAGTATTTGATAAAAATACTTTTTAAAGTAAAATTTCATATATTTGTATAAACATTAATAATTAAATCTACTAAAATGGCAGAAAAAAAATTAAACAAAAAAGAATTAGAAAACGTTCAAGGACTGAACACCAAGTTTGTTAATCTTAAAATAGCATTAGCAGACACACTTCTTAATCAGCAAAACCTTTACAAAGATTTAGAAATTGTAAGAGCTGAATTTAAAATAGCAGAAGATGACTTATCTGAAGTTTATGGTAAAAACGCAATAATTGATCTTCAAACTGGAGAAGTTAAAGATTCACCAGAAGAAGATAAAGAAAAAGAATAATGGCAAAAATTAGCAACACAAACGCTTATCCACAGATTAATAATATTAATGCGTCTGATTATTTAATATTAACAGATTCAGATAATTTATTAAAAACAAAAACTTGTACTATTGGATTATTACAAACTTTGTTTGGATTAGACTCGTTGAATGCTAAAATCACTGTTTCTAACGCTGCACTACTTGCTCTTGGCTCAACTAATAAAACACTAATTGCTGCTCCTGGAGCAAATAAAGTATTAGATATTTTAAATATAAGTATGTACTTAGACGCTGGAGGTGTGGCTTACGATTTTGGAAGTAATGGTCTTAATATAGATATTAATAACATTAAATTTGCACAAATTCAACAAGCCAGAATAAACTCGTCTACAGACATAGTTGTAAAGTCAATAATAGGTACTGGTGCAACTGATTTAGCGATTGGTGTAAATCAACCCTTAATATTAACTGCGGATGATGGAAACCCAACACAAGGAACAGGTGATGCTTATTTTAATATAACATATAGAGTTCTCACAGTAGGCTCATCATTTTAATTTAATGGACGTAAGGAAAATTTCTATAGGTGCAGATTACAAATCTGGAGCTATGCATTACATAGTAAATCAAGAAGTATTAGGGGGATCGTATGTGATTCATTTAATACAAGAAGATATAGAGTCTAAATCTTATAAGATATGGATTATGAAAGGCGAAGAAATTTTATTATGGAAAGAATTTAAAACAACCCTTCCCATTTCCTTAGAGTATAATATCAACTTTTAATGAAATCACCATATTCTCTTATTGTTAAACCTTTTGATAATAAAAGGTATAACAACACTGTTAATATAGCAGGTTTAGATTTTATCACCAGTACTTCAGAAGAAAACCATAAAGCATCCAATAGATTTGCAGAAGTTATTGAGCTACCTATAAACTATAAAGGTGAGGTAAAAAAAGGTGATACTTTAGTAGTTCATCATAATGTGTTTAAATTTTATAACGACATGTACGGCAGACGTACAAGTGGTAAAAGTTTTTTTAGAGAAAATTTATTTTTTATAGATCCAGATCAGTTTTATTTGTTTAAAAGTAATGATGAGTGGAGAGGATATGATAAATATTGTTTTATAAAACCAATAGCTATAAAAGATTCTTTTGTTTCAAAAAGTGGAAGTGTTGAACCTTTAATGGGTGAGATAAGATATATTAATAAACAATTAGAAGATTTAGGATTAAAAGTAGGAGACGAAATATCTTTTCAACCTGAATCTGAATATGAGTTTATAATAGATGATGAAGTATTATATAGAATGTTTACTAATAACATTACATTAAAACTTTAATGAATGAATATAAACGAAATTAAATTAGAAATAATAAAAGCTGGTAGACAGGCTGTAACTCAATTAATAAAAGTTGCAAAAGAAGATATTATTAAATATGATACTGAAGATGAATTGGCTGCCGATAGATTAAAAAACGCTGCTGCTACAAAAAAATTATGTATAATGGATGCGTTTGAAATTATAAAAAAAATAGAAGACGAAAAAAATAAATTGGATGGCATCGATATAAAACAATCTAATACACCAAAAGGATTTGCAGAATCACGCTCAAAATAATATATATACTAAAGTTACCAATATTGTTCCTAATATGGTTTTAGCTAAAAAAACAAAGCTAAATCTTGGGATGTTGGATATAACGAAAAATATGACATTGTTGTTATATCAAAAAACGGCACTATAGGTGATATATATAATATTAATAATTTAAAAATTGCTCTTCCAGCTACACCTAAACTAACTTCTAAATTAAAACCTTCCAATCAATTTTGGAAACCTTCAGAATATCCTAAAATTTTAAAAAGAATACAAACTATATTTCAATGGCATGAAGCTCCACCAACATTTAAAGATGAGTGGATAGAATACATTGAAGAAGAATTTAACAGAAGAGAAAAAGGTTTTTGGTTTTTAAATAATGGTGTTCCTACATATATTACAGGAACTCATTATATGTATTTACAATGGACTAAAATTGATGTTGGACTTCCAGACTTTAGAGAAGCAAATAGAATTTTCTTTTTATTTTGGGAAGCATCTAAATTAGACAAAAGAAGTTTCGGTATGTGTTATTTAAAAATAAGACGTTCTGGATTTTCTTTTATGGCTTCAGGAGAAGGAGTAAATATGGGAACTATAAATAAAGATTCCAGAATTGGAATTTTATCTAAAACTGGTTCAGATGCAAAAAAAATGTTTACTGATAAAGTAGTGCCAATATCAAATAATTATCCGTTCTTTTTTAAACCTATACAAGATGGTATGGATAAGCCTAAAACAGAATTAGCTTATCGAGTTCCAGCTTCTAAGATTACAAAAAAAAATATGTATGATTTAGGTGAAGAACAATTAGAAGGATTAGACACTACAATTGATTGGAAAAACACAGGAGACAATAGTTATGATGGTGAAAAATTACAATTATTATTGCATGACGAAAGTGGTAAATGGGAACGTCCAGACAATATATTAAACAACTGGAGGGTAACTAAAACTTGTTTACGTTTAGGAAGAAAAATAATTGGTAAATGTATGATGGGCTCAACGTCTAATGCATTAGATAAAGGAGGTAATAATTTTAAAAAATTATTTTATGATTCTGATTGTAATAAACGTAATTCAAATGGCCAGACTAAAAGTGGACTTTATAATTTATTCATTCCTATGGAATGGAATATGGAAGGATTTATTGATAAACATGGAATGCCAGTTTTACGTGGAGAAAATTTAAATATATTAGGTATAGATGGAGAAAAAATAGATATAGGTGCTATTAATTATTGGGAAAATGAAGTTGAGTCTTTATCAAGTGATCCTGATGCATTAAACGAATATTATCGACAATTTCCACGAAGTGAATCACATGCATTTAGAGATGAAAGTAAACAGTCTTTATTTAATCTAACTAAAATATATCAACAAATAGATTACAATGATTCTCTAATTATTAAACAACATGTATCGCAAGGTTCTTTTCATTGGAAAGATGGAATTCAAGATTCTAAAGTTATATGGACACCAAACGTAAGAGGTAGATTTTTCGTATCTTATATACCAGAGTCTAATATGCAAAATAGAGTTGTACAAAAAAATGGCAGAAAGTATCCCGGCAATGAACACTTAGGTTCTTTTGGTTGTGATTCTTATGACATTTCAGGAGTCGTAGTAGGTAAAGGTTCTAATGGAGCTTTACATGGTTTGTCTAAGTTTAATATGGATAATTTTCCAAGCAATCAATTTTTTTTAGAATATATAGCACGACCTCAAACAGCGGAAATATTTTTTGAAGAAGTTCTTATGGCGTGTGTATTTTTTGGTATGCCTATTTTAGTGGAAAATAATAAACCCAGATTATTATATCATTTTAAAAACAGAGGATATAGAGGGTATAGTTTAAATAGACCAGATAAACATTATACTAAACTATCTAAGACAGAAAAAGAGTTAGGTGGTATACCAAACACCTCTGAAGATGTAAAACAAGCTCACGCTTCTGCTATAGAATCTTACATAGAAAAACATATAGGTTTAGACATGGACGGTAGTTATAGACAACAAGATGATATGGGTATTATGCCATTTCCAAGAACATTAGAAGATTGGGCAAAATTTGATATTAACAATAGAACTAAGTTTGATGCTGCTATTAGTTCTGGTTTAGCAATTATGGCTAATCAAAAGCACTTGTATACACCGACTAAAGAAAAATCAAAAATAAGCATTAACTTTGCAAGATATAATAATAAGAACTCAGTTAGTCAATTACTTAATAGATGAAGCAAGTAAAAATAAATATACAGGCTGCTGCTTTTCCAGATCAATTTGTTTCAGATTCTACAAAAGATACAATGGAATTTGGATTACAAGTAGGTCAAGCAATACAATACGAATGGTTTAGAAAAGATGGTGGTACATGCAGATTTTATAGTCAATGGGCAGAGTATAATAGATTAAGACTTTATGCTCGTGGTGAACAATCCGTAGCAAAATATAAAAACGAAATTTCTGTTGATGGAGATTTAAGTTATTTAAATTTAGACTGGACACCCGTTCCAATAATTCCAAAGTTTATAGACATTGTAGTAAATGGAATGTCAGATAGATTGTTTAAGGTTAAAGCATATGCACAAGATGCTATGTCAGCAGAAAAACGAAATCAATTTCAAGAAATGGTTGAAGGTGATATGTTGGCAAGACCTATTCTTCAACAAATGAATAAGGATTTTGGTATAGATACATTTAGTGTACCTGAAGAACAACTTCCTGAAAGTCAAGATGAACTTGAATTATTTATGAACATGAAGTATAAGCCAGCTATAGAGATAGCAGAAGAAATGGCTATCAATACTTTATTAGCTGAAAATCATTATCAAGACACACGTAAACGTGTAGATTATGATATTGCTAACTTAGGTGTTGGAATAACTAAGCATATGTTTCTTCCAGGCGCAGGAGTAAAAGTAGACTATGTAGATCCTGCTAATGTTGTTTATAGTTATACTGAAGATCCATATTTTAAAGATTGTTTTTATTGGGGAGAAATTAAAACTGTTCCTATTGGAGAACTTATAAAAATTGATCCAGATTTAACAAATGAAGATTTAGAGGAAATATCTAAATACAGTCAATCTTGGTATGATTATTATAATGGTCAACAACAATATGAAAACAGTATGTTTCATAGAGATACCGCAACCATATTATATTTTAATTATAAATCTACACATTCTTTTGTTTACAAAAAGAAAACAATGCATGATGGCTCTTTTAAAACAGTAGAAAAAGATGATCAATTTAATCCACCACAAGGAATGATGGATGATGGAGAGTTTGAAAGAATAGAAAAAAGAATTGATGTTTGGTATGATGGTGTAATGGTGATGGGAACTAATATTATGCTTCAATGGAAATTAAGCGAAAATATGGTTCGTCCAAAATCTGCAAGTCAATATGCAATGCCCAATTATGTGGCATGTGCATCAAGAAATTACAGAGGAAATTTTGAATCACTTACCAGAAGAATGATACCATTTGCTGATTTAATACAAATGACTCATTTAAAAATACAACAGGTAGTTTCAAGAGTAGTTCCAGATGGAGTTTTTATTGACGCAGATGGTTTAAATGAAGTAGATTTAGGAACTGGCGCAGCTTATAATCCAGAAGACGCATTACGTTTATATTTTCAAACAGGTAGTGTTGTTGGTAGAAGTTTTACTCAAGACGGAGAGTTTAATAATGGAAAAGTTCCAATAACACAATTAACTTCTAACAGTGGTGCTGGTAAATTACAAATGTTAATTGGTAATTATAATCATTACTTAGATATGATAAGGCAAGTTACAGGACTAAACGAGGCAAGGGATGGTTCTAAACCAGATCCTTATTCTTTAGTTGGTGTTCAGAAATTAGCTGCATTAAATTCTAATGTAGCCACTCGACATATATTAGATGCAAGTTTATATATAGCTCGTACTTTAGCAGAATGTTTAGCAATAAGAACAGCAGATATTTTAGAATACGCTGACTTTGCAGATGAGTTTGCTATGCAGATAGGAAAATATAATGTTAACATACTAAAGGAAGTTAAAAGTTTATATATGTATGACTTTGGTATTTTTATTGAAATGAGTCCTGATGAGGAGCAAAAACAAATGCTTGAACAAAACATACAAATGGCTTTATCTCAAAAAGATATTAGTTTAGAAGATGCAATAGATATTAGAGAAGTTCATAATTTAAAAATGGCTAATCAATTACTAAAACTTAAACGTAAACAAAAACAAGAAGCCGAACAACAGCAACAAATGCAGCAGCAACAAATGGCGGCACAACAACAAATGGAAGCTCAACAAGCTGCAGCTCAAATGAAAATGCAACAAACTCAACAAGAGTTGCAAGGTAAAGTACAGTTATCACAATCGGAAATGGAATTTGCAATTCAAAAATTACAAGTTGAAGCTAAATTGAAAGCTGATTTAATGGCAGAAGAATTTAGTTATCAAATGCAATTAAGAGGTGTGGAACAAAGTGGTTTACAAAAAAGAGAATCTGAAAGAGAAGTTTCTAAAGATAATCGAATAAGTCAACAATCAACTCAAACTTCAAGAATGATAGAACAAAAGAAAAGAAATCTTCCATCTATAAATTTTGAGTCTAATGAAGATAGTTTAGATGGTTTTGATTTAGCTGAATTTAACCCAAGATAATATGTCAAAACAAAGAAAAATAACTGTCAGAGATAAGCCATCAACTAAAAAAAAAATAGTTAAAAAAAAGAAACTATTAACTCCTGCTCAAGTTAAAAAAAAGAATTCTAAAATTAAAATTTTTGGAACTGGAAAGAGGCAAATAAAAGGATCAAGTGGTTCTTTAGGTTTAATTGGCGGAGCTATAGGTGGAGGCATAAAAGCAGTTGCTAAGTATGTTACTAAAAAAATAGCAAAGAAAGCTGCTGTTAAATTAGTGGATAAAAAGTTAGCCACTGCTAAGAAAAAAAGTAAAAAGAAAAGAAGCAAAAACAGTAAGGCTTAAAATTTTAAATAAATAAGTATTAACTTTGTTAAAAATTAAATCAAATGGAATTTAAAGTAAAAGAAGTCGAAGGCTACGACAATAAATCAAAAGCTCAAGTTGAAGAACAACTATTAAAACAACATGAAGATTCTTTTAGTGATGAGACTTCAGAAGTTCAAAAAATAGATACTTCGTCTTTAGAGCAGTCAAAAGTAAACCAAATAAATGTTGAGTCGCAGGACGATACATTAACTAATAAAACTCCCTCATCAGAGTTAAATGATGAAGACGTTCTTTCTTTTATTAAAAAAAGATATAACAAAGAAATAAATTCAGTTGACGAACTGTTTGCAGAAAAAGAAGCAAACGTAGATTTACCTGAAGATGTTTCTGCGTATTTTAAGTATAAGCAAGAAACTGGACGTGGAATTGAAGACTTTTATAAATTACAAAAAGACTACAGTTCTATGGAAGATGATGCTATACTGGCTAATTATTATTCTAATACAGAAGATGGTTTAGATTCTGAAGACATCCAAGATCCTATCGAAGATAAGTTTACATACGATGAAGATTTAGATGAACCAAAAGATGTAAAAAAAGTTAAATTAGCAAAGAAACGTGAACTGGCGAAAGCTAAGAAGTTTTTGAATGAACAACAAGATAAATATAAAGTTCCCCTTGGGTCAAGTGGGGATGGGTTATCGGATGAACAAGAGAAAAATCTTAATGCTTACAAAAGTTATATTGAAGAATCTAAAACTGTTACTGACGCAAATCAGAAAAAGTATGATTATTTTAAAACCAAAACACAAGAAGTGTTTAACAATGATTTCAAAGGTTTTGATTTCAGAGTAGGTGATGAAAAAAATATTACTTTCAAAGCAGGAACAACAGATGAATTAAAAAATAAACAGTCTGATGTCAATAATTTTATTAATAAATTTATTGATCCAGATACTGGTTTAATTTCAGACGCTGATAATTATCATAAAGCGTTATCTGTAGCAATGAATCCTGATAAATTTGCAAGGTACTTTTACGAACAAGGTGTGTCTAACGCAGTAGATAATGTTGTTAAAAAATCTAAGAACATTAATATGGATGTTAGACAAGCACCAAGGTTATCTGGTAAAGACGGATTACAAATACGTTCAGTACAAAGTAAATCAGATAGTAGTGGTAGAGGACTCAAAATTAGAAGTATTAAAAATAAATAAATAACAAAAATTAAAAATTAAAAATTATGGCAGTAAATGTATCCCCTGGTTTTGATTTGCAACCAAGTAGTCAACAAGTACCGTTGTCTACTAATTATATTACAAATTTTGATTTCTTAAATCAGTACTTACCTGATACTTATGAAAAAGAATTTGAAAGATATGGCAATCGTACAATAGCTTCATTCCTAAGAATGGTAGGAGCTGAAATGCCTTCTAATTCTGACCTTATCAAATGGGCAGAACAAGGAAGATTACACACTAAATATCAAGGATGTACCTCGGCTGCGGCTGCAGGTGCTGCGTCAAGAGATGTAGTATGGACAATCCCAAATAATATCACAAACTTTAATCCTGCATTAGCTGGACAAAATATTGCTGCCCTAAGAGTAGGACAAACAGTAATGGTTTCGGATAATACTGCTGGTTCTAACTTACAGAACAAAGGTATTGTAACTGCAGGACCAAGTGATGCTGGAGCTGGAACAGCTGTTAATCAAGTTAAAATAGCTTATTATGAAGCAGGTGGACAAGCAGTAGCTGCTGGTGTAGCATGTGATATCTTTATTTATGGTTCAGAATTCAACAAAGGAACTCTTGGAATGCAAGGTTCATTAGAAGCTGATGACTTTATCTTCGATAACAAGCCAATTATAATCAAAGACAAATATTCTGTTTCTGGTTCTGACATGGCTCAAATTGGATGGATTGAAGTAACAACTGAAAATGGAGCTTCTGGATATTTATGGTATCTAAAATCTGAGCACGAAACAAGATTAAGATTTGAAGATTATCTTGAGACTGCAATGATTGAAGCAGTACCTGCAGATGCAACATCTGGAGCTGGTGATTTCTTACAAGGAACGGCGGCAGGAGGTTCTGCGGCAAACCTTAATGGTTCTGATGGTATTTTCTTTGTTGTAGGACAAAGAGGTAATGTTTGGGGTGGAGGAAACCCACAAGTATTAGCTCAGTTTGACAACATTATCCAAAGACTGGATAAGCAAGGAGCTATTGAAGAAAATGTAATTTTCGTAAATAGAGAATTCTCATTTGATATAGATGATATGTTAGCAGCACAAAACTCTTACGGAGCAGGTGGTACTTCATATGGTTTATTTGACAATGATGAAGAAATGGCTTTAAATCTTGGATTTACAGGATTTAGAAGAGGTTATGACTTTTACAAGTCTGACTGGAAATACCTAAACGATCCTACTATGAGAGGTGATATTGTTGGTGGTTCAGTAAATGGACTTTTAGTTCCAGCTGGTTCAACTACAGTATATGACCAAATCTTAGGAAAGAACGCTAAGAGACCATTCTTACATGTTAGATATAGAGCTTCTGAAACTGAAGACAGACGTTACAAAACTTGGATTACTGGTTCTGCTGGTGGTGCAAGAACTTCTGATCTTGATGCGATGGAAGTAAACTTCTTGAGTGAAAGAGCTGTATGTACTTTAGGTGCAAACAACTTCTTTATATTCCAAGACTAATATAACAATTTGTAATTTTTACCCTCGTTTTTAAACGGGGGTAATTATTACTTTATAAATTTTAAATTAAATTAAATCTTTTTATTATGAAAAAACCAAGTAAATTTGTAGATAAATTCTACAGACTAAAAAGAGATGTAGCTCCATTATCTTATATGTTAGCCTCTCGAAATTCAAGACGATTCCCATTATTACATTTTGATGAAACTGAAGGTGTAAACAAACCTTTACGTTATGCAAGAAATCAAAAAACACCTTTTGAAGATGAACAAGATGGAAATGCTATTTTAGAACCTATTGTGTTTGAAGATGGAGTTTTATATGTTCAAAAACAAAATCAAATATTACAACAATTTTTACATTTACATCCACAAAACGGAGTTGTCTTTGAAGAAGTAAATTCTGCAAGAGATGCGGCTGAAGAGTTGGAAGTTGTAGAGATGGAATTAGATGCACAAATATTAGCTAAAAATTTACCTTTAGAAAAAATGCTATCAGTATCTCGTATACTTTTAGGCAGAGGTGTAGATAAAATGTCTACTACTGAAATCAAAAGAGATATTTTATTATATGCTAAACAAGAACCTCAAGATTTTATGGACACTTTAAATGATCCAATGTTAGAATTACAAGACACAGTGTTCAAGTTTTTTGATGCAGGATTTTTAATGTTTAGAAACAATCAAAGAGATGTGTATTTTAATTTACCAAAAAACAAGAAAAAAATACTAACTGTTCCTTTTGGAGAAGACGCTGAGTTTATTGTAGCTTCTTATTTTCAATCTGAAGATGGTTTAGAAACATTTAAAGGATTGTCAAAACGCTTAAAAGATCAATCGAAATAAGCGTATCTTTGTTATGAGAATATTCTCAATAACCCATTAAAAACTTTTTATAAAATGGTAAAATTTCTAAAAATTTCAAACGCTCCTGTTACTGGTCAATTAATCAGTCTTGACGGAGTTAAAGCAGTATCAACAGCAACAGCTACAGCAGTAACTGTAACAATCGATTATGTTGATGGAACTACTACTACAGTAACAACAGCAGCTCAGGTTGCTCATGATGTTTACGATGCAATATTAGACAATGCAGAGGTAGCATTAGGTACATCTTGGCAGAAACCTTATTATGTGGTAACTCTTCCAAAAGCTGTAACAAGTATCGTTAATGCTTAATAAGCAAATTAACTAACTAAATAAGAAGAGGTTACAAATAAAGTAGCCTCTTTTTTTTTGTTATCTTTGTAAAAAGAATTTATTATGCCTATTAATGATGTTAGAAATACCGTATTAGCTATAGCTAATAAAAACAATTACGGTTACATATCTCCACAAGATTTTAACTTATATGCTCAACAAGCTCAAATGGATATGTTTGAGGATTATTTTTACCAATACAACAATTGGATTTCAAGAGAAAACCAAAGAACTTCAGGAACAGGATATGCAGATATTGTAAAAAGTTTAGTAGAAGTAATTGATAGTTTTTCGGCAGAAATATTCTTAGGTCAATTAGCAGTAGATTTAAACAACACAAATAGATATCAACTTCCAGTAGATTATTATTTAATTAATAAATTATTTTATTATCCGACTCAACTATATACTGGAACAAATACAGTAGTCACTGCTTTTAAATTAACCGATAGTACTCAAAATTTTGTAAGTAATCCATCATCTTTACTTACTCCTGAAATTGGTAGCATTATAGTTAATCAAACGACAGGAGTACAATGTTTTGTTACTAATGTAGACAGTACTACTGTATTGTCTTTAAGTGCTAACATAATGAATTTAAACGATGCTTACTCTATTTACAGTGCGACTAATATTACTGAAGTAGAAAGAGTTAATCAAAATAAATTATTTTTACTAACGAGTTCTAATTTAACTGCACCAACAACTCAATTTCCCGCTTATGTTTTAGGCGGAGCAAGTAGTAATGTAGCTACACCTAATGCAATTACTGGAAATACAGTTGATGTTTATCCATTAACTACACGTCAAGCGTTTGCAGTGAAAGCACAATACATTAGATATCCTTTACCACCACAATGGACTTATTTAAGTTTGCAAACTGGTGAACCTCTATTTGATTCATGATCAACAAGTTATCAAGATTTTGAATTACCATTGTCAGACGAACCAGCTTTAATAGCTAAAATATGTCAATATGTAGGAATAGAAATAAGAGAAGACGCTGTATATAAATTTGGACAAGCAGAAGAAATAATGGAATCCCAAGAATCACAATAAGATGGCATATATAACACAACACGAATATTATCAAAATAATGATATAAATCCTACTAATGAAAATTGGGGTTCTTATCAATACATAACACTACAAAACATTGTAAACAATTTTATGTTAATGTATCAAGGTAATCATGAATTGCTAAATAACATTGACAGATATCAAGTTATATTTCACGCTAAACGTGGTATTCAAGAGTTGAACTACGATGCAATGAAAGAAATAAAAATATTACAAATAGATGTTGATAACAACTATAGGTATATTTTACCTTCTGATTTTGTTAATTGGGTTAGAATATCACAATTTAAAGATGGTATACTTTATCCCTTAACTGAAAACATACAAACAAATTGGTCATCTGCATACTTACAAGACAATAATGATAATATATTATTTGATCAAGATGGTAATGCGTTAAGCCCACAAGATTCAGAATTAGATTTGTCAAGAGGATCAACAGGTATTTATTTAAATGACAATAGTCCTTTTAACGGACAACAAGGTGTTGAATTAGATGGGTGTTGGTATTTTGATTATCAATTAGGTGCACGTTTTGGATTAAATACAGAAACGGCTAATGTAAACCCTACATTTAAAATAGATAAAAAAAGTGGTGTTATTAATTTTAGTTCAATGGGTGGCTCAAACTCAGTAGTTTTAGAATATGTTTCAGATGGAATGGAAAATGGAAATGACTCGGCTGTTAGTGTAAATAAATTATTTGAAGAATTTATATACGCTTATATTCGCTATTCAATATTAAATGGACGTTATGGAATTCAAGAATATATTGTTAATAGAGCAAGAAAAGATAAAGCTTCTTTGTTAAGAAATGCAAAAATACGATTGAGCAATATACATCCTGGTAGACTCTTGATGAATATGCGAGGACAGGATAAATGGATAAAATAGTATGGGTATAGAAACTACAAATTTTAACAAGGGAAGAATGAATGAGTCTATTGACGAAAGACTTCTTCCTCCAGGTGAGTATATCGATGCTATGAATGTTCGTGTGGGTGCTACAGAAACTACTGAAATTGGTGCTGTAGAAAACTCACGAGGTAATGAGCAGATGACTACGATTACGTGGAATGGCAAAACTTTTTCATCAGCCGCAACTACAATTGGTAGTTTTGACGATGGTATAAATGAAACTCTATATTGGTTTGTACACGATCCAAAAAATGATGCTGTAGGTGGTAATAAATTAGACGCTATTATTTCTTATAACACACAAACAACAGGTGTAACACTACATGTAGTGTCTTCATCTGTATTAAATTTTAATCCAACTTACCTTATTACTGGAGTTAATTTAATAGATGATATGCTTTTTTTTACGGACGATTTAAATCCTCCAAGAAAAATAAATGTTAATCGTAATTATCCAGATCCTCTCACTTCAGCACCATATGCTGATGTTATAACTGAAGATGATATAAGTGTAATTTTAAAACCACCAGGATTTAATCCTTTAGATACTTTAACTGCACCACTTGTTAAGCTAATAAATGTTCCAGGAGAAGAAAATTATTTAGAAAATAGATTTATTTCTTTTGCATATAGATATAGGTATTTAGACAATGAATACAGTGCAACTTCTTTATTTACAAATCCTGCGTTTCAACCCGCAGCGTTTCAATTTGATACCAACAACTATAATAATGTTGGTATGCAAAACTTTTATAATAGTTCACAAGTTTCTTTTAACACAGGACCTAAGCAAGTAAAAGAAGTAGATGTTTTATTTAAAGATTCCAATACTAATAATATTTTTATTGTAGAAAAATTCAACAAAAAAGATTATGGTTGGGCAGATAATAGTACACAAGTTTTTACTTTTACTAATAGTAAAGTCTATTCCGTTATAGGACAAGATGAATTATTAAGGCTTTATGACAATGTTCCAAGAACTGCAAAAGCTCAAACAATACAAGGTAATAGATTAATGTATGGTAATTACGTAGACCAATACAATATTTCTAATGATACTGGAAGTCAAATTGCTATCAACTATCAAACTTCTTTATTTTCTAACACTATAGATTTTCAAGCATTATCAAATGCAGATTTATCTAATGGAATAGCATATACATTATCAGGCACTTCTATTAATGTAACAAACTCTTTAGCTACATTTGATTTTTCTGAAATTGCAGATAAATTAAAATTAGACGCAACAATAGGAATTAATTTAAGATTAACTACAGATCAAATAAACGGTGATACAGCAGATCCATGTTACAATCCAGAATTTTCTAATGGTGATATATCAGTCTCATTATCTTATAGACTGCCTCAAGATTTTGCCAGTGTTTATGATATGGTTTCAAGTCCGTCATTTGCAAATGCAGTAGGTACAGTAGTAAACGTTAATTTTCAAACTATTGCAAATTGTGCAAATGGTTCAAGTGTTACAGATGAATTTAACTGTAATTTAAGTGTACCAACAAATTGCGCAGGTTGGGCAAAATTTAATAGTAGCATTACAGATGCTACAGCGCAACAAGGTTTTAGGTTAATTACAACTCCAGGATCATCTAACGTAGGGTTTCAACCTATAGCAATGAATTATCGAAACACTAATGATCCAGCTGTAACCACAGATTTATTTGAGTATTTTAGAGTAGAAGTTGCTACGGCAAACTTTACATCTACAGATGATATTAGTTCTTTACATAGTAATAGAGATTATGAAACGGGAATAGTATATATGGATGAATATGCGAGAGCTTCTACAGTTTTAGTATCTGAATATAATACTACATTTGTACCGTCACAGTCATCAATTAATCAAAATAAAATACAAGTAGATTTAATTAATCTTCCTCCATTTTGGGCAACTAAATATAAATTTGTTTTGAAACCAAGTAAAGGTGGATATGAAACAATATTTTCAAATTTCTTTTATGTAAGACCGTCTAATAATGTTATTTATTTTAAATTAGAAGGTGATAATCAAAATAAAGTTACTAAAGGACAAGAGTTAATAGTAAAAAGAGATGTTGATGGTCCTGTAGAACAACTAACTAAATGTACAATATTAGATGTTACAGCTGAACCAGAAAACTTTTTAGCTTCTTTAAACGAATTAGGAGAAGATACTTTTCAATTACCTGGTTTATATATGCAAATTAAAGCACAAAACTTTAATATTACGATACCTGCAGATGCAGTTATTGAAGAGGGTGATAAAAGGTATTCAAGTGATAGTGAAAGCATATGTCGTGCTAAATTGTCTTATCCAGCTTTTACAACTACTGAAGTTAGTGGAGCTGCTGACGTATATAATGTTTACAATATTCCAGCAGGAAGTATTATATATATAAATGCCAGATATGAAAGACATTACAGATGTTGTGGATGTGATGGAAAAAGATATATATTTGAAAAACAATTTGTATCATCATCTGATTATGACACTCTTTATGATTGGTTTGTAGGTGATAATATAGATCCTAACACTGGAGAAGTTACAGAAGGCAATATTGGTAACTCTACGTTTAATTCTACAATTGTAACATCTGAAGATAATCTTACATGCGTAAGAAATTCACCAACATGGCAGTTTTGGCAAGCAGGATATACTGGAACTATAGACATTACAGAACCTTTATATTTAGGTATTCGTACTGGAATATTTGGGTGTAGACATACGTTTCCAGCTAAAGATTCAGACTCACAAATTGATTTAGAAATTATAGTAACAAGAGCTAATAATTTAATAGTTTTTGAATCAGAACCAGCTGACGCTAATAGTGAATTGTTTTACGATGCTTCAGAAACATATGATATAAAAGGAGGTTTTCATCAAGCAGGTTTAGACTCTACTACTGATATTAGTCAAACGGCAACTACAAATGCATTTTTGACTCTAAACTTTATGGATTGTTACACGTTTGGAAATGGTGTAGAAAGTTATAAAATTAAAGATTCAATAGCTGGAAGATCTGTAGTTCTTGGACAAAGAGTTTTAGCAGCAACAAATGCAAATTATGAAGAAGCAGATAGATTTGCTGACATAACTTACAGTGGTGTTTATAGTAATACAACTGGAGTTAATAATTTAAACGAATTTAATTTAGGGTTGGCTAACTATAAAGAATGTGAAACGGTGTTTGGACCTATACAACTAATGCATCCTCGAAAAACTGATATATTAGTGTTACAAGAAGATAGAATTACTTATGTATTAGCAGGTAAAAATGTTATTACTGATTCTACTGGTGGTGGTGTTATAGCGTCTGTTCCTCAAGTATTAGGAACACAAATAGCACGTATAGAAGAATATGGTATTAGTTTTAATCCAGAAAGTTTTGCAACGTATGGATATGATATGTTTTTTACTGATACAAAGAGGTTAGCAGTAATAAAACTAAGAGGTACAACTCAAAGCAATGATACATTAGAAATTATATCTCAACAAGGAATGCGATCCTTTTTTAGAGATACATTTATAGAACAATTAGCTACACAGAAAATAGGAGGTTTTGATCCTTATATGATGGAATATGTGTTACACACTAATGATATACCTGTTCCGTTTCCTATTGCTCCAATACCATGTGGGACTACATTAGAATTTAATAATATAACTACTGTAAAACAGTTTGTTTTTGATTTTGGAAATATAATAGATTCTACAACAACAGTAACTTTAACAGTAACAGGATCTGTAACAGTAACAGGAGTTTGGAATGGTGTTTCAGGAACACCAGTTACTATAACTAATACAACTGCAAGTTATACGTTTGATAAAAATTTAAACACTCCTACAAATGCAACAATAACAATAACACCAACAGGATCGGCATCTTATACATGTGTTGCAGATTGTCCTACGGAAACAGACTTAAAAGTAGTGCAAGTTGTTTTAAATTCATCACTTGATGCAGGAGATTTTATACACGTAGAGTATGGATGGAAAACATCAACTCATATAAGTCCTATTGCAAGTACACAAGTAGAGTTTTTAGGCAACTCTACTATTGCAAGTTTATTTGATACTCAAGTTGGTATAAGATCACTTGGTGTATTTCCTTATGATGGTGTAGATTTCGTTTTTGGAACTAATAAAATCGGATCAGATGATTTTGATGTTAATGCAAGTCCTTATAAATTAAGTTTTTTATCATCAGCAACAACTTATAATAACACAACAAATTCTACTACTGGAATACCTGCTTTAGTAGCAGCGGCAAGTGGAAATGTTATACCTTCTAATTTAATTACAAATCCAGGGTCTGATATTTATATTGCAACTGTAACACCAAGCACAACCCCTGCTTTTAGTTTACCTATCGGTAATCAATATCTATATTTAATATATGATTTTAGAGTAACAACTGCTCAACAATTATGTTATGATGCTGCAAGTGCTGTTAATGGATGTTGTGATTGTACTGTAACATGTACATCATTTTCTGGAGGTTCTAATCAAGTTAATTCATTTGATGCGTGTCAACAACCGTTATCTTTTACGTATTATTTTTTAAATACACAAGTTGCAACAATAACACCAGTTGTAGGTAGTTTAGTATTTACCTCTTCTACGTGTGATTCGACAACTACTTTACCAGTAGGGTTTTATAGATATCAAAATGGATTTTTAGAAGTTAATAATCAAGGAATAGTAATACAAGCAGGAAGTTGTGCTTAAATAAAAATTATGGGAGTATTAGGAACATATTATTTTGATGGAGTCAGTTTTGCTAACGCAAGTATGATTTATATAGACTCATCTTTATCTACACCAGGACCTAACGGTTACTATGGACAAAATGGAATTGTCAGAGAATTAATTGGTAGTCCAACTACACCAGTTTTGTTAGCAGCGTTACCTTGTGATAGTTGCTCCGTACCTTGTGGAACTGGAGTTAATGGTGTTGGTGGAACTGGAAGTTATTCTTTAACTATGGCTTTAGGAAACTCTATAGGTGCTGTAAAGGTTACCTTTGATCCACAAAATGTGCCAGATAAATGTACATGGACATATGATGGTGTTAGTGCATCTGAATATTCAATCCCAAGTGAAGGATACTTGCAAGGAATGATAGGTACAATTGCACAAGCTGGAGCTTGTAATTTAACTATGTCAAACGCTAATGGTAGTAATGGAGCTACTGTAAATGGCTCATCTTTTTTATATGATGCTGGAACAACACAGTTCGTAAACACTGGAACTCCAGTAACATTAGGGCCTTATGGTAATCAAGCTGCGGGAGGCGTTGATTTTACAACTGCCGCACCTGGTGCTACTATAATGGTTGTTCCTAAACCAAATGTATCGCCAGATACAGTTACCTTTGTAATTGAAGGGCCTTGTACGGGAACTGGATGGAGTATAGCAGTAGTATGCCCTACAGCAATGACAAGTTTTTCTTCAACAGCCAGAGCAGCAACGGCTGTAGCTTCTTGTGCACTTTCTCTTACTGAAACTTTTTTTAACATGCCAGTTAGTGGAACTGCGGGAGTTCCTGCAATAAACGACTGGGTATTTAGTGATGCTAATGGGGTTAGTGAATTGCCAGCAGGTTTTTACAAAACATCCACTGGTGAAGTTTTTCAAGTTGCTAATGGAGTAATAACAGCAAGATTTCTTTGCGCTTAATAAATAATTAATTATGCCACAATATACATTAACATATTCAATAGGAGAGCCGTTTGTAGGATGGCCTTCGTTTTATTCTTTCTTTCCTCAAAACATAAGAGGTATGAATAGTTTTTTATATACGTTTAATGGTGGTAATGTGTTTAGACATAATACAAATCCTTTAAGAAATACTTACTATGGACAGTATACTGCCTCTACTTTAACCAGTGTTTTAAATCCAAGACCTACAGAAGACATTAAGTTATTTAAAACTTCATCTTATGAATCTAATACAACGGTAGCAGATTCTTCAGAAGCACGATGGGATGCGACAGAACTTTTTACAGATTTAACTGACGGCTCTCCATCTTCAATGTTAGAATCTTATTTTGTAGAAAAAGAAGGTGAATGGTTTTCTTTTTTAAGAACTAATGATGGAACTGTAAACTTTGCTCAAAGATCAGCAAACGGAATAGGCACAGGAACTGTTGCGGCAGGACAACCAATTGCAGCAACACAAATTACTTTTGATGTTCCAGTAGGTTCTATAATAAGTCAAGGTGATAATGTTTATGCAGCTTCATTTGCAGGTGGTATTACTACACAAGCACCAGTATTAGCAGGAGTAGTTACTTTAGTTGTAAACATAGTAGGTAGTTATAGTATAACTATAGACGCTTCAGGGGCAGGTGCAACCGTACCAACGACTGGGCAATTTATAATGTTTATAAAAGATGCCGTAGCTGAGTCTCATGGAGCAAGAGGTTATTATCTTCAATTCAAACTTTCCAATAATTCAACTGATCCAGTTGAAATTTATTCAGTCGGTAGTAGTGTGATGAAAAGTTATCCATAGAAATTTATTATCTTTGTGGTAAATGAGATTAAATATATTACCACTTAAAGAAAGTGATTATGACGAAGTTCTATGTGGATGGTGGAAGTCGTGGAGATGGACATCACCCCCTAAGAGTTTTTTGCCAGAAAATGGTATAGGTGGTTTTATGATTTATGATGAAGATTTGCCCGTAGTGGCAGGTTTTTTATATAACACAAACTCAGATGTAGCTTGGGCTGATTGGATTATATCTAACTTTAATTATAAAGATAAGTATAAGCGAAAAGTAGCAATTAATTTATTGTTATTAGCACTTGAAGAAAGAGCAAAAAAAATAAACAAAAAGTTTATGTACGCATTAGTAAAAAACAAATCTTTAGTAAATGTGTATAAAGAACAGGGTTACGAAGAAGCTTCTTCGTATACTACAGAATTAATTAAAAAACTATAGAATGGCAGCAGCAACAGCAATTATTGGAGCAGGTGTAGGATTAGCTCAAGGAGGTATGTCTTTTATGCAGGCTTCAAAACAAAGAAAAGCAGCAGACAAAGCTAAAGCAGAGTCTGATCGACTGATGACACAAGCTCGTGCAGATGCACAACAAAACTTTTACGAAGGATTAAATGTTCCTATGGAAGCATTTGGACAACAATACCAACAAAACATGCAAAATCAACAACAAGGTATTGCGGCACTACAAGAAGGTGACGCAAGAACTTTAGCTGCAGGTGTTGGTAAAGTAGGTATGGAAGCTTCAAATAATGCAAATTCTATTCGTATGGATTTACAAAAAGATATATATGCTAATTCACAAATGAAAGTGGGTGCAAAAGAAAATGTAAAACAACAACTTATTGGAATGGATGTCGGTAAAGCAAGAGATGAGTCAATGAGAGAAAAAGATCAATTACAAGGTATGGCTCAATCGATGCAAGATAGGTTTGCAGGTGTAGGTGATTTTGTAGGTGAAGCTGGTAAAGCAAGTGCTTTGTATAAGCTGAAAGGTAAAAATGCTCCACAACCAGGAACACCTGAATATGAAAGTTTAATGGCAGTTATAAATGGACCTGAGGTCTCTGGAAAATAATAAATAATTATGGCTATAGATTCAACAAAACCAACTCTAAATACAGTAAATCCTGATTTATATTCTGTTTATGAACCTCAAGATAGTACAACTCGAATACAATGGGGAGCTATTGGTAAGGCTGCACAAGGTGTTTTTGATGGAATAGAAAAAGATAAGAAAGATAAAAAAGATCAGTTAGATAAAGATTCTGATGCAATTTTTAAAACTATTGCTGAAATAGAATTAAATGCAGATAAAACATTTGATGACGTTGTATTAGGCATGGCTACTAATGTAAAAAAAATCTATTAATGCAACAACAATTTGTTAGAGATGGTTTAATTACTCCAGACAAATTTAGAAGGTTGCAACAAAATGCTAAAAACCAAATGGCAGAATTTGGTATAATGGCTAAAAGTGCACAAGAATATACAGATGCCTCAGTAATAAGACAACAAGACAATACGGCTGGAGCTTCTGAAACTTATGTACAAGGATCTAATCAAGGATTTGGTAATATGAATGGATTAGTAGAATATATTGATCCAGGTTCTAACATGGCCTATATGGTAAGGTTAGATAAAGATGGCAAAATGCCTTCTTATAAAGATAGTCCTGAATCTTTTCTTCCTGCAAGTTATGTAAACAATCGTAGTAAGTATCAATTTAACAGAGAAAATGCTGATATACAAACACAAACAGCAGCTTTTAAAGTAAATATGCAAAAATATATAACTTCATTTGCATCAACTAAGGAAGTTAATGGTATGGAAGGTGTTTATATGGTAGAAATTGAAGATGTTAGAAGAAACGTGCAAGGTTTTAAAGATATGAAAGAACAATTATTTCAATCTTCTTACAATTATGATGATGAAGTTTTATCTAATGCTGCAGCGCAATTTGATGGTAGATTTAAATTTGCTCAATCTTTAAAAGAATTTAAAGAAACTAATCCAGGCGTAGACGAAAAGTATTTTATAAATGTTGACGCTAATAGTTTTCTACCAAAGTTTACTCCTAATGATAGAGCCTTTGCAGAAAGCGTTGTTAGAGAAGCAAGTGATGATGCTTTTGATATGCAAATGGATGAAATGGTGAAAATAAAAGGAGGGATGACATTCCCACAAGCTTCGGCTGCTACAACTTCTAATAACGCCGCAGTATCAAAAGATATAGGGTATTTAGAAAGAGCTAATCAAATAGCTACTGGAGATTTAAGTAGGTTCAGTGGTTCTTCGGCTGAATCTATTATTGATATGAATAGAGGTCAAACAGATCCAGCCTTAATGATTGATGCTATAACCAGACAGGGGGATGTTATTAATATTACATATCAAAATGGTAGAGTTGAACCAGTACCAAGAAGAGATTCAAGTGGTAAGATACGCTCTACAACTGAAATTGCAAGAGAATTATTTCAACTTATAAGTCCATCTAATGCTTCTTATGATGATACCTTAAAAGAATATAATGATGCAGGTAGAAGTTTAAATGTTAATGTACGTGATAAAACTGATGCTGAAATTAAAAATCTTTTAGAAACTAATGCAGCTAAACTAATACTAAGTGATGCAAGGAGAGTTGAAACAGATACCAGGATAGCGGAAATTAATGCAGATACTCAACTGAACGATGCTCAAAAAACAGCCGCTATAGCTGATGTAGAGGAAAAAGCAAAAGATGTTGTTCCTACATCGACCGAAATAAACGATGCAATTAGAGATAATAATATAGATCTTACAGCGGATGTAGCGCAAGCTAAGTTAGATGGATCAGTTGAATTACAAACTTATACTGGAGAAGATGCGGTAGGATATGCATCAAGAGATCCTTTAAAAGTAAAAGCTTCTGGACAAGCTATTATTAAAAGTGCTGGTTCTACTGCTGCTGGATACGATATGACTGGTACTGAAGAGTTTAATTTAATAAATCCAGGAAGTACCACTTTACCAAGATATGTAACTTATCCAAAGACGAATAGAAAAGACTC